GAAGCTGCTTTTGAAAAAGGAGAAACCGGTATCTTTACGGGAGCGGATCCTGGCGCAACGAGATCGGAATCGCGCACTAATGGCTTTACGTCGGGCTGTGGGTAAGTGATGGCGTGGGTGTGATCTTCCACAGGGATCGGTTTTAGAACTACATCTGCACAGATTGCTTTGAACGGACTGTTATCAGAAAAGCCATAACCGTCGCGCAGGGCCTGCGAGCACGCCTTAAGACGACCCATCTCGTAGTTGAGCCGCTTATCGGCAAGGCTCTGTTCATAAAGTGCCACTTGTTTTTCTGCGGCTTTAAGACACAGATTTATAGCGCGCCGATCTAGCGGCACAGATATTGTTGCCGTGATTCCAAAGTTGTTGCTGTAATTGCTGCGATAGCCCGTTCTCATTGGTTTCATGAACAGGACCTTCCCAGGATTGTCGGGCACTCCGTCCGGTCCGTCCAAGCCTGTTTCTGGGTCAATCAAGCCGTAATTGTCGCTGTTATCGTAAACCGGCTCCTCGTAATACTCATTGTTTGGTCTACCCCAAGAGTGAACACCAGACACAAATGGGGAGACATTTAACGTAGCTCCGTCACACTGAATCCCAGAGCCAAAGCTGAATTTTTGATATTGACCTGGAGTGACCTGCACAGCTTGATTGACCACTGAGCCACTGCTATTGCTTACAGGCGATGCAGTTGCGCTCACCTGTGCAGCGGCAGGTGTGCCGTAGATCAAACCGAGCAGCAGTGCAGTTGCTGTCGATCTCATTGGCTGAACGTGCTGGTGGAGTCGGTCACGCTTTCAATGATGGTTTCTCTGTCAATGATCACTTTCTCGATCAGCCCAGGGCCTTGGTAGGTCTCCGCAAACTGAAAG